GGCTTCTTACCCTTGGGCATTTTAAAGGGGGCGATGTCCCCCATACCGCGACTGGCCATCATTTTGTACCGCCTTTAACTTTCTTGGCTAAAAACATTTTATCAACCATCTTTATCCGCTGGGGTTTGGTTGTAACTTTGTTAATAATAGCTAGCCGTTTAGGTTCACTTGCACCGTAAAACCCAGCCTTCTTTAAAGACTTAACTACGCTAGTTGCGGGTTTTGCGGTCGCCATATCAGCACATCTTTCCGCGTGTTTTACCTTTGGTAGCAATACCATCAGCACGGCGAGAAGCTGAAGACGCTTTAAAAGTCATGCCACCAGAAGCCATCTTTTTGACCCTACCACCACGCTTCATACCGTCGCCTTTGTAAGATTCTTCGTCTTTGCCGGAATAAGCTTTACGTGCTTTGTCTTCAGCTTCAGTTTCACGTCGATAGTTATCAACTTCTTCTTCATCTAAACGAGCCTTAGCATCTTTAGACAACTCAACTTTATTGCGCATGTTAGCTGCTTTTTCAGCGGCGCTACCAAGACCAGACTTATCAACCATCTTTTTACCAAGACCGGTCTTTTCGTCAATCGCGCGTCCAGCCCCATAACCAATTTCAAACGCGGCTACACCAGCACCACGGCGACCAACCTTGCGGTTTTCAGCGCGTTTACCAGCTTCACGGACAGCATCTTTAGCGCCGCCACTAAGCTTAGATGAATCTACTTCACGGCCTTTTTTAGCCTTGGCAGTATCTTCACGGTCACGAGCAACTACGTCGTCTTTGAGCCCGGGTAGGTTGTCCCATCTTGTAGCCATAGTTACACCATCTTTCCGCGAGTTTTACCTTTGGTAGCGCATCCATCAGCACGGCTGGAGGCGGAACCACCTTTAGCGTAACCTTTTTGTCCACGAACAGCGTCGCGTGGGTCTTTCTTTTTAGGCGCTTCTTCTGTGCTAGTCAAAGACTCAGAGTAAGCTTTTTCAGTAGCCGCGTTCATTTTGCGCTCGGCCATCTCTTCCCGCGCTGCTTTTTCTGCTGGACTCATGATTAACTCCTTAACAGGCTTTACCGCCCATGTTCATCTTAACCATCTTGCCTTTGGTTTTACCCTTAGACTCGATACCGCCGCCTTTAGCCATACCGCCTTTTTTCATACCTTTACCGTCACCGATAAACGCGGGCTTGCCGTCTTTCATGGGCATGCCACCACTAGCCATACCGCCTTTTTTCATACCCGTCATGGATGTATCAGCCATAGGCGTAGGGCGTTTCATACCGTCTTTAGCGGTACTCATACCTTTTTTCTTAGCCATCATTGCCATCATTCCGGGGTTCATTTTGGAAGCCATAGTATTACCGCCTTCTTTCATAAGTGACATCTTGCCATGAAGTGTCTTGGGTTTATTAACTTTTTGAAGATCGGAGCGGGACGTATTGGTGTCCTTGCCAAACTTCATTCCTTTGCTCGCGCCGCTAAATTCTTTAGCAACCGATACTGGTACACCCGCAGCTTTTGCAAACTTTGAGTTGTGTGCAGCAGCATCCATAAACTGCTTTTGTTTTTTACTTGTCGCTGGCATCTTTTTTCCTGCGAATTAACTCAGCAAAAGGTTTGCCCGCAATCATTTCAGTGATCCGCATACCTGTCCACACAATCGTAAACAGTGCGGCAACTGCAGGAAGTAATTGCATTACCGTACCAACAGCCGTAACAACGGCAACGCCATCCGCTACATTCTTTAGGGTTTCAACGTTCTCTTGGTTCATACCACTCGCCCTTTTGTTTTACCACGTGAGGCAATACCATCAGCGCGTTTAGAAGCAGAGGACACTTTACCACCATCTTTAAGCCTATCCCAGATAAAAGCGTCGCGCCCGTAGCTACGTTTTTGAGCGGGAGTTAGTGCTCTTATTTGTGCATCAGTTAAGTCAAAATAATTAGGTTTGCCTTTGGGGGGTTTGGCAACAGTCCCTCGGCCAGTCGGCTCTACGTACTGGTACTCTGTCTTATTACCTTCAGTTTTAGCGTTGGCTAACGCTTCTTCACGACGAGTTGCAGCAAGGTCTTTATCACGCGCCGTTGCCTCTTTTTCGCTCTTAGAACCTTTGGTCGTGTCTATGACTTCACGCTTAACACTACCAGCGCTTCGGCCACCGCCACCACCGCCACCAGCAGGGGCAGCACCGCCACCGCCTTTGGGTTCATCGTCATAGTAAGGTGTATTTCTTGCCATATCAACATTTCCATCTTGCGAGAGCAGCAGCCTTACGGGTGGGCTTACCCTTCTCGTCTTTCATTGGGCCGGGCATACCTGACATGCGTGCGCAGAACGAGTCCTTGCGCTTACCGCCTTGTGGCTGTGGGGCCTTAAGATTACTACCCGTAGCAGCGTTGTATTTAGCGCGGCCTTTGGCAGTCAAGCCCGCCCCCTTGGATATTGGCAATTTCTCGCCTCTTCCAATGGATAGGACAGGGCCTTTCTTTTTAGCCATAATAAATCTGCGCCGCGTCAATTGCGCTCATGTAGGCATAAATTCCATTGACCGCCAACACGCCTTCACCGGGAATAATGGGGGCGTTTTGGAATTCATCTGATGAATGGGTTTCGTAAGTCATTAACCAACGATTTGCGCCACTGACATAAAGCGCTGCTGGAGAACCTGTAATGTCTCCAGTATTAATGTCTACTAAAGTAAATGAATTTGCGTTTACTCTAGTAATTACGTAGTTACCATCTGTAGCAGCGCCGCCTGAACCACCAGCAAAGTGAATACCTACAACATCGCCAGTTGATAAGCCATGAGAATTTTTAGCTACAGTAACTAATGTGCCTACACGACCATAAGATACGCTTGAAGTTACTGGGGCTGTGGTTGTATCAAACAAAGATAAAGTTCCGCTACCGCCGTAAAAAGAAACACCTTTTACACGGTTACGCCCAAGCACAAAAAAACCACTTTGGTTTAAGTGCCCTTGTTTTACATCATATTGCATCGTCATTTTGCTGCTCCAATTCCGGTGCGTCTAGCCTGTTTATGAGCATCTTGTACGCTTGGATTGTGGCTTGAGCCTGAGTCAAAAAGGTTTGGGCCTTCTGCGCTTCAGTCTCAAGGTCACGAATCTCAGTCTCCAAGAATTCCTTGGTGATCTGCATTATGCAAAGGTCGAGTACGCAGGAACGTAGTACACAGTACCGCCAATCATCACTTTGATTGCTTTGGCTACAGTAGTAACGCTGGTTGCTGTAGGCGCAATCGTAGCGGCAGGGGCTGTTTCAATGTTCATCAACAAAGGAACTTCACCTGTGTTTGCGCCGCTGTCAGTCACGCGAATAAACGAAGCTGTGCCGGGCAAAGTAGCGTTAACAGAATAATCTGTGTCCAACTGCAGAACAGCCAAAGTACCGCCGGGAGAAGCTACGGAGCCTCCCAAGGTTGCACGAATAGCGTTAGCCGCACCAGAGATTGTGCCGCCTGTGTTGATTGAAGTGGAGATATGAGCACCGTTGATTGTGCCGCCTGTAGCGCCGCCAGTGCCTGTCACTCGGGTCAAAGCACGGAACGTTTCGCCTGAACCTGTGGAGGTAAAGGTCAGTCTGTTGTAACTTAAACGTGTGTCGCCAGTAGCGGCAGAAGTCGTAGCGTAAGACTCAGAGATGTTGTCCGCAGTTGTTACTGCAATAGGGCTAGCGGCTGTACCACCGATAAAACCATTGAGGGACGAGACTGGGCCGGAGAATGTAGTCAATGCCATGATTGTTTCCTTACATGCAAGTTAGGCGTATCAATCTGCATGTCGTCAGCCGGGACTGTTTGATACACCGGAAAGCCCGGATTAAAAGCAATATACACCAAAAGAAAAAGGGGCACAAGGCCCCTTTTCAAATATTTCTAAAGAAATATTAGGTTGAACCGGAAGATCCAAACATACCCAATGGGTCAGACCAGCCGAAGCTGTAACGCTCACGGGCCTTGTAACGGACGTTGCCGGTATCAAAGTCACCGTCCATCTTGTTCTCCAAAGGAGAGCGGATGAAGTGCTTCAAACCATTAGGCACGTCAGTACACAAGAACCAAGCGTTTGTGTCTGTCAAGTAGTTGTTGACTGTGTAGCCTTCAGGGATAGAACCGTTGTTTTTCAACGCATTAATATCATTGTCAGCAGTACCAACACGCAATGAAGTCTCGAGCAAACGAGTTGCCGTAAACTGCAGTGCAGGAGGAACAATCAACTTCCTTGGCTTAGCAGCAATCAACAAGCCACGCTCATCAGTCCAAGCAGCGATCTGAATAACGGCGGCTTCCAAAGAAGTCTCGTTCAAATCAGCTTGAGTAGATGGGGTATTGCTGTTAGTACCGCCAGAGATCAAGGGGTGTGCTGTGCTAAACAGAGGCACGCCATCACCACCGTAATAAACGGCAGCGTTAGTGAAACCATTGTTTAAAGTGGATGCAGCTTTAACCTGTTTGGTATAAGCCATAGCACGAGCCAAAGCTTTGGTGTAGC